ATTGGCCTTCGCACCCGAGCCACCTGCACCTGCGCCAAGCTGGAAGTTCGTGCCGTCATAGATCACGGTGATCGCAGCGGTAGCGGCAATGTCGCCGGCATCCAGCGGAGTGGTACCAGACTTGTAGACGTTCTTGGCACCGAGCGAGTTGATGTTCAGTGTTACCGCACCGGTATTCGCACCAGCAGCCACGAAGGAAAACACTTGGCCGGCGATGTATGACGTGATGCCTGCGTTCGCAGCCGCCGTGATCGTGTCGGTTCCGGCTACGGTGTTCAGTAGTTGATCCACGCCGACGTTGAGGATCGTGTTCGCGTTTGCGTCGATGGTCTTGTTGGTGATGATCTGCTCGCTGTCCGTCGTGGCGACGATACCTGCTGTGAAGCGGCACTCCGCTACATCAGCCGAAGCCCATGCTCGAGCGCTGGTTCCTTCTTGTGCGCGGTCAATCGTCAGCGTGTCGGTGCTACGTGCAGTGACCTTGACGACTTCGATGTTGTTCGAAGCATCTTGCAGCGTGAGCATGAACCAGTCGCCACCTGTGGGGCTTGGGAAGCGTGCCCCATGACCGGCTTGTACTGCCAGCGTCGTAGCGATGGCTGTGATCGACCCAGCGAGTGTGCTGTAGGCGTTGTTTGCTACCAGTAGCTTTGCCATGAATTACCCCTTGATCTTGGCGATGAACGCCTCTTTGTGCGCCTGAGCGCGTTGCGACAACACGTGCTCGGAATCCTTGGACTCCGAAAAACCAACTACGCCATCCGCCAGTGCGCTCTCATAGGTCGATGGAAGGTCGGTGATCTGATCGTTCAATCCATACTCAGTCGGGACGCGCACATAGCGAATGTCAAGAACCTGCGCCGTGGCCGGAGCCTTCGGGTAGATGTAGAACTTCAGCGGGTCGTTGGCGAACTTGGTCCATTGCTGTGCGGCACCAGCGGTATCGGTACGCCACGACGGGTTGAAGCTGTTCATTGCGCCAAGGTCAAACGGCGTCAGCGCCGCACCGTCGTGAATACAGAGGACTTCCATCAAGGCCGCCGCGTCGAGGTAGCTGATCGACTGTTCGCACTTCCCCGGCTCGCAGGTGAAATCCCCGATGGTGGAGAACAGCGCAGGGTTGATGACCGATGCTTCGCGCAGTACCTGATTGACGTAGGTCAGCAACTCAGCGTCGGATTGACGATAAGGCGTCTTGTTGTCGTTCAGGATGTACCGAGCGATGGAGATAATCGAGGCAGGTGTCATGTCAGTGCCGTACCAGTGAGCGAGTCGTTGCGTGCGGACTCAGGCGCGTTGAGTAGGTGTGCGAAAAAATCGCCGCGTGGCTGTTGTCTGGAGATAACCGGTTCGTGTACTCGTGCACCGCACCGATAGGAAAATCCAAGTGATCCGCCATTCCAATGAAGACTTCTGCGGTCAGTACGTTGGAGTCCTGTGCCTGCCCAACCACACCAGTGATCAGAACCGAGGGGGCACACAATAGAGTCTCGTCGTCCTGCGTAGCATCCAAAAGACCGGTGATCTGCAAGTCGCCAATACCAAGGAGGGCTTGGTTGTCCTGAATCAAATCCAGTAGCGCAGTGACGTACGGCGATCCGACAGCCGACAGAACGTGATCCTCTTGCACCGTGCTTGATACCCCGGTCAGAAAACCCTCATACCCACCGCCGTTGATCACGGAGGTGTTGATTGCCATCTGGTTGATCGCGCCACGGAGCATTACGCATTCCCAGCCGTGACGGTGAAACCGGTGATCTGGACGGTCTGGTTCTCGGCGATTGAGGTATTGACCAAGGTCATGTCCCCTCCCCCACCAGTGACGGTGATGGAGCCTTGCAAGTGGCACGCGGAACCCGCTGCGTCGTAAATGCGGAAGTGACCGGCTGCTGTACCTGTTCCTGCGTTGGCGTGCCCTGTACCTAACCACGTACCAAGGAGCGTCTTGCTCCCAGCAGAGGCAGCGTTCAGCCAGTCAGAAGGGAGCGCGGTCTGTAGCAGCATCGTGCCGGAATCCGCTTGCGCCGTCGATCCGGGCTTTACACCTGAGAAGATGCGCAGCAACGGAGTAACACCCACCGTCGATTCGATCTGGTCAAGCTGGTTGTTTCGGAGTGTTTCGGAATACTGCATGGTGACTCCTTACCAGCTCGCGGACTTGGAGAGCTGTAGCGACGAACGGGTAAAACTGCGGTACGCGTCAATGGTGGCCTTGGTCTTCGCAGACTCAAAGGCAGCGCGGTATTTGGACTCAGCCTCTTGGCTGGACCACGGTTTACCAACCATACCGGTAAGTGCCGCTAAAGCACCGAACGATATTTCTTGAATGAAGCGGCGACCTACCCAGTCATAAACACCGGTAGATTCCCAAGAGGGGCGAACCACCAGTTTCAATTTAAGCCCCGTGGGGTAAGACAGTTTTGGCTTCGGGTAGAGGATCAGGTTGCCTTGATCCTGCTGAGTAAACCCTGTGGGCATGTCCGACTCATGGTCGGGCCAGTAGGTCATCAGGTCGCCGTTGAGGGTTTCCTGCGAGATATACGGTAAACGCTGGCCGTTGAGCCATGCGAACTTCACCATGCAGACATCGAGTTCGACATCACCCGCGTCTAAGGCGTACGTCGAAGTACCAGCAACAACATCAACCGCCGCAGCATCGATGGTATGGACCGCAGTTTCCTCGCAAAACTCAATCGCCGCGTTACGAATGTAGTGATCGACTACGGGCAGAGGGGCGCTAGGAACCTCAGAGAGTATATACGGATGAAACTGCGACCATGTAATCATAAATCTTCCAGATCAAGTTCCGGCTCAGGTTCCTGTACCGCTTCAACTTTCGCCTTTTTCGCCTTCTTTACCGGCTCCGGCGAACTTGTTGACGTGTTAGCAGATTCTAACAGGAGTTTGCCTGCGATGGAAGGGATGAACTCACCCTCGCCTGCTGCGCGACCCATCTCGACGTTCTTACCGTCATGGTGCAGGATGCCAATACCGCCAGCGAACTGAATGGCGGGGAAAATCTCACGAACTTGTTTGACCGTATAGGCCATGTGTATCTCCTAGAAAGGGAAATGGGGGACCGAAGTCCCCCGAGTATTACTTAGCGACCCAGTTGGTGCCGCCGACACACTTGAACACAGTGACAGCACCGTTAGCGACAGCAACGGCTGCATCAGCCGAACCACCGTTAATAGCGCCACCTACCTGCGGGAAGACATCAGCCGAAGCTGCGCCTTGGTTGGCAACCCAGATTTCATCACCAGCAGAAGCCACCGGAAGCAGCAGCGCGTCGCCTGCGTTAGCGCAAGTCGCCACTACGTTTACAACACCGGTAAGCAGCGTGCCGGTAGCCTGAGTGCTACCCACGTTTGCCGTAATGCCAGTAACCACCGATCCGCCAATAGCACGGGCTTCGTTGATGAAGACGCCAGCACCGATAAGCTCTTTAGTCAAAGCCATGATTTGCTCCTTGAAAAGTGGGAGGAGGTCTCCCTCCTCCCTAACCATTAGGCTACGACTGCGTAAGAAAGGGCTTCGCTTTTCACGACCTTGAAGCCGAAGACCATCAAGCTACGAATATAATCGCCAAAGTCGGTCGGGTTGCGAACCGTTTCCGTCTTGGTGATCTGCGAAGCGAAGCTGATAGCCGACTTGTGGCCGGCAACGATAACGCGACGCTTGGCATCGCCAGTCGAAGTGATGCTGTTCTCCGAACCGTCCCCCGACAGATACGGGGTGTTGGTGCCGGCGATAGCCTTCGGCAGGTTGTTGCTGACGTAGATGTCGAAGCGATCAATACGCCCGATCTTGCCGGTGCGGACCATCGACTGGCTGTCACCCATGAACTGGGCTTGAGCAAGGTTCGACTGCATCAACAGGTTGCGGGTGGCCGGATCGATAACCACGAAACGCTCGGTCTCAGGAATGTTCTGCTCATCCAAGACGCCCGAGAAGGAGGTCAGGAGTTGCAGGACGTTAGAGCCGGAGAGCGACAGCGGGCTGTCATCGGTACCGAGGTTGTACGAACCGGAGTTCACACCAGCAGTTGCGCCCTTGTTGCCAGAGTGAGCGTCAGCAAAGGTGTTGTACAGAACGGTCGAATCCACAGCGATCTTGAGCTGCATGGTCGCGTCGTTGGTGAACATGTCCATCATGTTGGGCTTGGACTGATGCTCGATAACGTCGCTGATCTGGAAGGCGAAGTACTTGGCCTTGTCGATCACCATCTCAAGAGTGCTGGGGGTCGGCACTTCGTAGGTCAGGCTGGTGCCAATGGTGTAGGTGTTCACCGTCAACGTCGGGATGTTGTTGATGATGATCTTGTCACCCAGACCCTTGATCTCGCCTTCCCACTTGGTATTGGCGATCTCGCTGAACATGGTCGTCTTGTAGAACTTGAAGTTCAGTTGCGAAGACCACAGGGTCGGGATAAAGGTACCCGAATAGTTAACACCGTTGAACGAACCAACTTGGCCGATTAGTGCCTCGGAAGGGGTAGGAGTAGAAGCCATGATTTACCTCGTATAGATAGATTAAAAAGGATGCTTACGTGTAAACAGGCTCTAGTACGGGTTTACCAACGAACACGGCCTTCAGCGAGTGCGAGCTGGGCGTCTGCCTGAAATTGCTCTAACTGCTTCGGAGACATGTCGTTCATCGCCTTTTGACTGAATATGTACTCATACTCAGCGCCGGTCCAGACTTTCTGGGGTGACGGCGGCGTGGAGGTTTTAGCCGTATTAGGAGCCACTTGACGTTGAAGATCAGGGTTCGGCTGCTTGGGAGCGGCAGGTGCCTGCTGGGTGTCACCACGCCAGACTTTCACCAGCTTGGCGATCTTTTCGTGATCACCATCGGCAATGGCACGGCCAGCCAAAGAGCGGTACGTTTCAGTAGTGAATTCCGGTGTCGAGTCCAAGAACGCGAACCAATCAGGGTTAGCGTCAATCGCGGGCCAATCAGGAACTAGCTCGGTTACCCGACCCCAGAACTTGTCAGCCGAAGACTGCACCACCTGCGATTTGACTTCGACTACTTCCGACGCAACGCTATTCAAACGCTTGTCGATCTCAGCAAACAGCTTGGCCGATTCACGGCGGAACACTTCGGTCGCAGCGCGACGTGCCATGTCTACCAGATCGGTACCAAAATCTTCACCATCTTTATCGGTTAAAAGCGACTCTTCCTTCTGCTCCGGCTGCTTTTCCAGCTTATCCAGACGGGCCATCAACTCGTTGAGCTGGGCTTCACGTTCCTTCAGTGCTTGATGCAGTCGGGGGACTTCGGCGCTGTACTTGCCCTTGAGGACATCGTACTGATGCTTGAAGTCATCGGTCGGTTGCTCTTTAACCGGTTCGACCTTCGGTTCGCTTACAGTCTCGGGAGCTACCTCGGGCTGCGCTTCGGCTACAAGCTCAGGGGTAATCTCTGCGGGTGCAGGAGCCTCCTTTTGCCCGTAAAGCTCATTTTGCAGCTTTGCGGCGTTTTCCATCTGCTGTACAACTTGTTCCGGTAGGTTCATTTCCACTTACTTTCCTTTCGTGCCTGATCTATCCATTGGGAGCTTTTGTATTCCCGCCGAGATACGGTCTACTACTCGTTACATGAAATCCCGGCCTACGCCGGGGCGTTGTTTGTCGAGGAGCTTGGGAGCGTCCTCTAACAAATCCTTAATGCGCTGAATCTGGGCATAGGCACCTTGAGCGGCGAGCATCTTGCCGTGTTCTTGGTTACCTGTAAGCACCTTCAACGCTTGCTGTTGTTCGCTATCCAACCATGCACGGAACTCTTGAAACTCAGGACCGTTGCGCAATCGAAGCGCGGACTCCAGCAGAAACTTATTTGCCACACTTAGCCTTCTTAATGAACGAAGGGACTTTGGCTTTGGCCTGTTTCCGGTCCAGCGCCTCTTCGCGCTTGGAGCCTTCTTTCATGCCTTTCGGCTCGACATCACGTTTACTTTTTTCAAACGGAACCGGCTTTGCCATAGTTATCCCCTATAAGATGTTCGCGTTGTATCACGCTTGCGCTTACTTGTCAACAGATTAACTAAAACTGCGATTTCTTCGTCAGTAGGATTCTGAATACCGCGTACGAAAATTTCTGACACAACCCCACTAACCCCTTGGTAGTAGCTGGTGGGTACAGCCTCGGAGTCGCAACTGAAGCTCGGTACCTTGGAACCACACGCCGCCCCTCCCCCGGTTACGGCTGTCATAGAATCTGCTACAGCCGTTGTACTATTTACACCTACAAAAGCGCCTACCGACTCCGGTTTTACATACGCATTAGCGCGTACAGAACCGCCGGCTACAACGAACCCTGTTCCGGAATAGCAACCTCCACCAACAACTACCGCTGTTGCGGAACCAGAACCTTTCGGCGTATTCGCACCGGAACCCGCCTGCTCGCTAACATACGGAACGACATCGACATCTTCGATCCGCTCAAACGCAAGGTTTCTGGCTAGGTTGCGCGCAACACCCTGATCCGTGTCCCACGTTTCAGCAACTGGTATACCACCCCAAGAGGTTCCCCAGCTACCTGCGGCCCAACCTATCCAATACTGGTTCTCATACACCCGCTGGTCTCCACGGGTCGGTAGTCGGTACACCGGTTCCAACAACGGTTACGTCGTTTACCTTCTTGACGTTGCTATGGATCGGCGTGATCTGCGCGGCGGCGAGGATGGCGGCTGCGATGTCGGAGGCTGATGGGCCTGTCGATCCAGACGTTGCGATGCCCTGCGCTTGCACCGGTACGGTGTAATTCACATTGACCTGATAGGTTCCCAGCGTCGAGACAACCGGCACACCGCCACCATCAACGAACAGGTTTCCCGTGATCGTCAAGTTATGGCTGACCTCCATTGGCCGCACCCGCCACCCGTTGAGCAGGAAGAAGTACGGCGGAATGAATAGACCGGAGCCAAGCGCGATACCGCCGACAAGGTTGAACGCCAGAGGCCACTCGGTATTTGCCCCATGCCAATCCACCCAGCGGCTCCAAATCTCTGCCGCCGTGACGGAAGCAGAGTCCAGAATGATGCGCTTGGTAGCGCCGTCGATGGAGATAGCCATTACACGACGTAGCTCGGGTCAGCTTCAGCCACGGCGCTGATCGAAATGCTCTTCGACTCCGTGATCTGGCCGGTTGATACTCCGGGCTTTGCCACACCGGGGTTGCCCCATACCAAGGTGACATCGCGGTTGCTGCCGCCAGCGTAGCCGCCCTGTGTGTTTCCTGTGAAATCGAAGTTAAACGAGATCGTCGCGCCTGTGATCGTCCCCGTGATGTCCGTTCCGCTCTTGTCCTTCACGATCACCGCCGTACCCTCGCCGAAGTCATCGCCGCCCGGAGTGGTGGTGTAGTACAGGGTGTAGTAGCCGGTGCCGCCAGAGGTCAGGTTGCTGTTGAAGTTCAGCGTGCCGGCAGACGCATACGGGAATTCACGCTCAACACCGTTATCGTCAATGAACACGATGTCGTTCAAGTCAGCATCCAGCGGGGTGAAGAACGCACGCGAGTACAGCGTCGGGCCGACGAACCAGCAGATCAGGTCGGCGGTCTTGCCATTCACCGTTCCTGCGTCACCAGCGCCGTTGATGTTGCTGTCCTGACGGAGCAGGTACTGCATCTTGGTGTAAATCTGGAACCGCGTCATGCCGGTGTGGTTGATCGTCTTCTTGAACGGGTAGGAGCTTCCGCCAATGGCGTAGTTGGTCGTGGCGCTGTCGTAGTCAATCGTGCAAGTCGAATACGGTGCAGACAGCACCGCCGTGTCGTCAGCGGTCAAGTTCAAGTCCGCTGAGGTGTTGATACCGAACGGCAGCTTGTACGGTCCTGTGGCGGATTCCGAGATGTCGGTCAGCGATACATCGTCAAAGGTGTAGCCGTATGTGCGGTTGAACGACTTGAAGTAGGTACGGTGGTCGAAGTTGCCATTGCTGGCATCGCCAAACACCTGCCGCGCTTCGTTGGGTAGATCGGTGAAGGTGTAGTTGATCGCCGGCCCACCGGACACTTTCTGGTAGTAACACTGCGAGCCAGCCGACACGCCACCCTGAAGCACCGCGCCGAAGTACACACGATTCAGAGCGCCGGCGTTGGAGTATTCAGACCAACCACCGTTGCGCATCATCTGGCGAGTCGCATCGCTTCCCGGCTTCCAGCCGTTGTAGGTGCCGCCCGGATCACGACCGAAGACGTACTGACCAGAGCGGTTGTCGATCTTGTTCATCGGGAACGGATACGGCTTGTACGTCGCAGTCGCCCACAAATCAACGAACTTCGACCACACGGCATTCATATCCACGCCGTCCTTGGCGATCAGCCCATTGGTGGTCGAGCCGTCAGCAGAGGCGACGAAATCAAACGTCTTTGCGCCCGTGTCGAAGGTGATGTTGGTGCCTACGATTAGGCTGTCCGGGTCGGTGATCATGGTCATGATGGTTACTCCAAATAGCTAGGGTCAGGCGAAAGCGTTAGCGTCACAGCGGTCACTGCGACGGCGAGCGGGTAATTGCGGATCGCGTAAGGTATGTATCCCGGCTTGATGACAACAATGTCCACGTTGTGGGCGTCCGAATAGGCGTAGGTGACGCTGGTGCCGGCGATGTCCTCACTGTTCTGCAAGATCGTTTCAGTGCCAGTGGCTAGGACGGTCACATCAGCGCCGGTCGGGAAGCCTTGAATAGTGAGTTCTGGACTGACCACGTTCTCCACCGTCACCGTGATCTCAAAGTCAAACGTCTGCCAGCCGGATTCAGAAAGACCCGTTGTCGCGGTCTCACCGCCAGACACCAGAGCGAATCCTTCGCCGGGACGGAGAGTGATCGATGATCCTTGCAGCAACATGCTGGTGTGCTTGGTGTAGGCGTGGCCGATCTCTGTTGGCGTGTTCGTTGTCCGAATAGCCACGCGCTCAGGGAGTTCTGTCCGAAATACCGGTCCGGTGAAGTCCTTGGTGTGAAGGTAGTTGAAGCCCTTCGGCGTGCCACCGCCACCAGCGGCGCAGTATTCCCACGGGATGCCGGCTGCTGGATACACCGGGACGTTGAAGAAGAACTGGGCGATGCTGCTGGAGAAGTCGGCGCTTGCCGTGTCATGCTTGACCGGAGTGACCTTGCGGTTGCTGTCATCAACAGAGGCACCATCGACCAGACTGATCGGGACCAACTGGAAGTACGGCGTGTCGGACGTACCCACTTCGGTGATGTCGATGCTGGCGATGCGAACCACTTCACCGCTTCCGGTGTTGTTGTCGATGGAGAAGATGCCCTCGTTCGATGCGCGGCTGGTCGTGTAGTAGGTCAGCGTGTAGGTACGGTTCGGGCTTCCGTCACGGCTCAGGAGAACAGACACATGCAGCGGCACGCCCTGCCCTTGGTTGGCACCGAACGTATCATCGACATAGACCGAGAACTTTTCCCCTGCACGAACCACGGCC